ACCCGCAGACGGCGGAGAGCGCCAAGTCGATCTCGCAGACGGACTACCGCGTCAAGATCCTCATGCGCGACGTGCTCAAGCTCGCCGGCCCGAACGTCAACATCTCCGGCGTGATGGCCTGCACGGTGATCCAGGCGGGCGACATGGCCGACGAGATTCTCGACCGCAAGAAGCACCCGGAGTGGCAGGGCGAGAAGATGAAGCTCTGCTACGCGTTCCCTACGGATTGGACGGCGAAGGAGAGCAAGGGTCTCTGGCGGCGCTACCGCGAACTGCGCGACGAGCAGATGGCGCTCGACGGCACGCACGATCGCGCGACGGAGTTCTACCGGACGCACCGCTCCGAGATGGACGCCGGATGCCGGCCGGCGTGGAAGGAGCGCTACGGCAAGAACGAGCTCTCGGCGGTCGAGTACATCATGAACCAGCTTTTCGCCGACGAGGGCGCGTTCTACGCGGAGTACCAGAACGAGCCGCTCGCCGAGTCGCTCGGCGACGACGAGCAGCTCACGGTCGACGGCGTCGCTCATCGTCTGGACAACCACGAGCGCGGCGAGGTGCCGGAGAACGCCACGCACCTCGTCGCGATGATCGACGTGCAAAAGACGCTGCTCTACTACACCGTGGCCGCGTTCGCCGACGACTTCACGGGCTACGTCGTCGACTACGGCTCGTTCCCAGACCAGAAGCGACGCAAGTTCACGCTCTCAAGCGCGACGCGGACGCTCCAGCGCGAGTTCCCGGACCTGGGCGGCCTCGAGGAGATCCTCCGCAAGGGACTGGACACGCTTGCCGACGACCTGCTCGGCCGCGCGTGGCGCCGGCGCGACGGCGCGGAGCTGCGGATCGAGCGCTGCCTCGTGGACGCCAACTGGGGCGAGAGCACCGAGACGGTCTACCAGTTCGCTCGCGAGTCGGTCCACGCGGCCGTCGTGCTGCCGTGCCACGGGCGCTACGTCGGCGCGGCGAGCAAGCCGTTCTCCGAAATCAAGAAGCAGCAGGGCGAACGCGTCGGTCTCAACTGGCGGATCCCGAGTGTACAGGGCAAGCGAGCGGCGCGTCACGTCAGCTTCGACTCGAACTGGTGGAAGACGTTTCTGCGCCTGCGCCTGCTCGCGTCTCCCGGCGCGAAGGGCGCGATGCTGCTCTTCGGGAACGATCCGAAGACGCACGCGATGTTCGGCGAGCACCTCTCGAGCGAGTACTCGGTGCGGACCGAGGGCCGCGGGCGCCAGGTCGACGAGTGGAAGCTGCGCCCGAACTGCCACGACAACCACTTCCTCGACACGACCGTCGGCTGCTGCGTGGCCGCGTCGATCTGCGGCTGCGCGCTTCCTGCGGCGAGCGGACAGAAGGTCGCATCGAAGCGCAAGAGCTACTCGCTCTCGCAGATCCAGCGGGAGAAGCGGGGCTATTAGTCCGGCAAATGGCCGGCAAATCACAAACGAAACGCCGCTTGCCGAGAGGCGATTCGTGGAAAATGCGGGGCGCGTGCATTTTTCGCTTGATTTAGCGCCCTGCGTATGCTAGATTTAGGGGCGTTGCAAGGGAAACAACCACGAACACAAACAACCCCCTGCGAAACACGGAGAAAAAAAAGATGAACACCACCGCGAACATCATCCAGGAAGACAAGCAGGCGCTCGTCGTCGAGTGCGGAACGAAGCGCCTCTACGTCCAGCACGCCGGAAAGGGCGACATCCGCTTCGCCGTCGCCGACCTCGTCGACGACGCCGCGCGCACCTTCGGCGAAACCCCCGCGCGGATCCCCGCCGCGAAGCAGGTCGATCTCTGCGCCGCGCTCCTCGGAGACGATGGCGACGTCTTCGACTGGGTTCGCGATGACAAAACGCTCTTCAACGTCCGCGTCCGTGTCCACCGCGCCGCGCGTGGCGTGTTCGTCGGAATCTCGCGCGACTGGTACGGACGTGCGGACGGCGCTGCGTTTGTCGCCCGTACGATCCACATCCCCTTCGAGGTCGCCGAGCGCGTCGCCCGCTACTGCGCCGCCTAGAGACTTCGCGCCCCTCCCGCCGAGCGCGGGAGGGGCGAAACCGAACAACCACACAACCACAACCACACAACCACACACACGGAGAAACACAAGATGAACTACGAAGAGTACACGACCCGGATGAAAGCGCTCAAGCGGAAGCCCATCGAGCGCGAGCACTACGAGGAGATCGTCGAGAAGGCGTACATGGCGCTCCTCGACGTCGACAAGGACGAGTTCTGCGCCCTGTCCGACAAGGTGATCGGCGCCGTCCGCCGGCTGGCGGACGCGAAGGAATACGCGAAGAATGCGGTGAAGGCCGCGGACAAGCGCGCGGAGGACTTTCGCCGCGTCGCGGAGAAGAGCGAACAGGAGCTCGCGACCGCGAACGCGACCATCGCCAGGCTGCGGGACGCGCTGGAAACGACAATGGCCGAGCGCAACGCCCGCGACGAGCTCGTCGACCGGCTGCTCTCGGCGATGCCGATCGAGGACGTCCGCAAGTTCATCGTCGCCAACGTCTAGAGATGAGGGCAACGCCATGACGATCTACTACGTGACGCCCGCCGGACAGTCTGACGCGATCGACTTCGCCTCGCTTCGCGCGGCGAAGGACTACATGAAGCGCAACCCGGGAAGCACGGGCGAAAAGGTCCACGTCTCGCGCGACGGTTCGTGGGAGCCGGTCGGCGAGATCAAGCTGCGCGGCTCGAACGCCTACCGCTTCCACAACGCGAACGGCCGCGACCGTCTGGTCGCGGCGTACTAGGAATGGAGAAATCAGCCATGCCGTCCATCATCACCAAGTACAGCCAGAAGGAGCTCGTCGCCGCGTTCCGCGAGCTTCGCGACGCCTCGCGCGAGGTGTTGCGCGTTCGCACGGCGGAACTGTTCTTCGCCGCGACGAAGATCGCGCCCAAGCCAGACCTCCGCGACTGCCGGAGCGAGGCGGACGCCCGCTTCGCCGCCGCCCGCGCGAACTGGGCGCTTGTCACCTGCGAGATCCTCGCGGCGGCGACGCGCTTCTCCGGCGAGACCGACATCCCGAAGGAGGTCGCCGCGAAATGCTGACGATCCGCCACGACACGAGCCGCATTCCGCGCGCGACCGTCGCGCAGCGCACGAAGGCGCGCATCCGCAACGCGGAGCGCGCCGTGCGCCGCGAGCTGGACTCCGTGCCGCTCTTCCCCGAGCTGGCGCGGTTCTCGTCCGCCGAGGAGAGACTCGACCAGCAGGAGCGGATGGAGCTCGACCGTCTGCGCCGCATTCGCCACGAGGAAGCCGCCGGCTGGTGGCGCCTGCGCCGCCGGCTGCTCCAGCTCGCGCCAGCCGACCGCGACCGTTTCCTCGACTACTGGAACAACTCGACGATGGTTCCGGCGGAGGCCTGCTACGCGAACGACGTGCTCTTCCACATGTTCCCGCGGCTCGACTGGTACATCGAGGACAGGATCCGTGTCGGCGGTCCGGAATACGACACGCCAGCCGAGCGCGAACGAATGAAAGAAACCTTTGAACAGCTCTTTGCGAAAGGAAAAACGAAATGACGACCATCAAGTACGTGCGCGACAACCAGGACATGACCGACGACGGCTACCGCCTCTCGGAGGAGATCTCGCGGTTCGTCGACGATGCCGCGGACGCGGACTACCGCACCGAGGAGGGCGAGCCGCTCCAGGACGCGGTCGACCAGCTCAACGACCTCGCGAACGGCCGGTCGCCGGACTCGATCTACTACCTGCCCGGCGAGAACTGCGCGACCGTGCGCGAGATCGCGCTCTCGCTCTTCGCGCCGAAGTCGGCTCTGCCGCGCTGGCAGGTGGACGAGCTCAAGGAGGCGCTGCGCACGCTCACGAAGGAGCAGATCGTCGACGCGCTCGTGCGCTACGGCACGGCGGCGAACGAGCTCTTCCGGCTCAAGTGGATCGTCGCAGAGCGCGGCGGCTGGCGGAAGGAGGAGCGGACGTGAAGCGCAGGCGCCTCCCCGTCCTCTGGTGCGCGGTCCACGCGCCGACCGGCTCCGTCCGCGACTTCAAGCGCCGGCGCGACTGCTCGGCGTTCCTGCGCGAGCACCCGCGCTACGTCGGCGTGCGATGCGTGAAGCTCCGCTCCGGCGACTGGGAACCGGGCGACGATCCCGCGCTTGCCCGAACGTCCACCCCGTGCTAGACTCGACCCCGATGCAGACGATCACCGACAAGCAGGCCGACGCGCTCCGGCGCGCCGTGGAACGCAGGGGCGACGCGGAGGCGGCGCTCGCCGCCGTCGAGACGGTCCGCGAGGATCCTCCGTGGAACCGCCCGCGGCCGCTCACGTTCGCGGAGGCCGCGCAGCGCAGCAACGCGAACCTCACGAAGGCGCAGCGCGAGGCGCGTCGCGCGAACGCCGCGAAGGCGGCTCGCGTCTCCCGCCCCTCGCGCCTCAAGCACGCGCCGACGAGGCGCAGGCCGCGCCGGCCGGGCTGGTACGTCCTCGACGCCGGCCTCTACCTCGGGCCGTTCCTCTACCGTTCGTTCGCCGAGAAGCGCCTCAAGACGCGCCCCGGCGCGGAGCTCGTGCGCGTCGAGTAGCGGATCGGCGCGCGCGTTCCGGGCGGCGGGAGCCTCGCAAGGGCTTCCGCCGCCCCCTTTTTGCACGGGGCGAAAAAATTTTTTCTCCCGTGTTTATGCGGGTCGCGTAGGTTTTTCGCAACCTGCCGGCGTTGCAGAAAAACCGAGAGGCGGGGGGCCTACAAGGAGACCCCGCCACAAATGGACGCCGCCACGCTCGCACAGCAGGCCACGAAGCCGAAGGTCGTCGAAGTCGACGGCCAGCGGGTCGAGCAGCACTCGCTGCCCGACCAGATCGCCTTCGATCGCTATCTGAAGAGCAAGGAGGCGGCGGAGTCTCGCCGCGGCATCGGGTTCCGGCTGGCGAAAATGGAGGCGGGAGGCGCGATCCGATGAGCACCGCGCTCGCTCCCGCCCCGAGGCGCTCTCGCGCACCCCGCCACGCCGCCCCGCGTGCCGCGGCCGCTTCTTCCGCGCGCTCCTCGGCGATCGCGACCGCGGCCGCCGCGTTCAACCGCGGCTTCCAGCGGGGCGTGCAGGCGCGCTACGACGCGGCCGAGACGACGCCGGACAACCGCAAGCACTGGTCCGCCGCCGGCTGGCTCTCCGCCGACGCCGAGGCGAGCCCCGACGTGCGCCGGACGCTCCGCGCCCGGGCGCGCTACGAGGTCGCGAACAACTCCTACGCCCGCGGCATCGTGCTCACGCTCGCGAACGACATGGTCGGCACCGGGCCCGCGCTCCAGGTGCGGCTCCCCGACGAGCCCGAGCTCTGCGCGGAGATCGAGCGCGACTTCGAGATCTGGTCGCAGGCGATCGGGCTCCCGGAGAAGCTGCGCACCGTGCGGATGGCGCGCGCGCAGGACGGCGAGGCGTTCGCGCTGTTCGTCGTCAACCCGCGCGTGCCGTTCGACGCCGTCGCGCTCGACGTGCAGCTCGTCGAGGCGGACCGCGTCTGCGGCGCCTACGACGCGGCGGACGAGGATCCGCAGCACGTCGACGGCATCCGCTTCGACCGCTTCGGCAACCCGCTCTTCTACCGCGTCCTGAACCACCACCCCGGCTCCCCCTGGGGCCTCGGCGAGCGCGAGGACTCCGCGATCGAATACCCCGCGAGCGCCGTCGCGCACCTCTTCCGCGAGGACCGGCCCGGCCAGCACCGCGGCGTCCCGGAGCTCACGCCCGCGCTGCCGCTCTTCGCGCAGCTCCGGCGCTACACGCTCGCGGTGCTCACCGCGGCGGAGAGCGCCGCGGACTTCGCCGCCGTGCTCTACACGGACATGCCGCCCGAGACGGCGGCGGACGTGAAGCCGCTCGAGACGATCGCGCTCGAGCGCAACCTCGTCACGACGCTGCCCGAGGGCTGGAAGATGGGGCAGCTCGATCCCAAGCAGCCGGCGAGCAACTACGCGGAGTTCAAGAAGGAGATCCTGAACGAGATCGCGCGCTGCCTGAACATCCCGTTCAACGTCGCGGCCGGCAACTCGTCCGGCTACAACTACGCGAGCGGCCGCCTCGACCACCAGGTCTACTTCCGCTCGCTGCGCGTGGAGCAGGACTTCACCGAGCGACGGCTCCTCGACCCGCTCTTCCGGCGCTGGCTCCGCGAGTGGGCGCTCTTCCGCAACCGCCCGCTCGACGCCGCGAAGGTGCCGTTCGTCTGGTACTGGGACGGCCAGGAGCACGTCGATCCGAACAAGGAGGCGCGGGCGCAGGCCGTGCGCCTCGTGAACCTCACAACGACCCTTTCGGCGGAGTACGCCAAGCAGGGCAAGGACTGGGAGGCCGAGGTCCGGCAGATCGCGAAGGAACGCGACCTGCTCAAGAAGCTCGGCCTGCCGCAGCCCGGCGCCGACCCCGGCGACGCCCTCGACGACGAATCCGCCAACTCGAACGAGGACTAGAGAACGATGAACGAAGACACCGCCGCCGAACAGAAGGCCGGGCAGGCCGAGCCAGAAACCGCGAAGCCGGCCGAGGTCCAGGCCGCCGCCGCCGCGGACGCGAAGCCCGCGCCCGAGACGAAGGAGGAGAAGCCCGCGAAGGTTTCCGGCGTCGCCTATTCGGGCGGCAAGCTGGGAGTGGGATTTGAATATCCCGTCGTCGTCGACATCGCCGGGATGACCGTCCCGGCGAAGGTGCCGCTGCTGCGCGATCACAATGCGTGGAGCACCGACAACCGTCTCGGCAACGTCGCAGCGAAGAAGACCGAGCGGGGCATCGAGATCGAAGGCGAGATCGTTTCCGGCACCGACGCCGCGCGCGAGATCGTCCGCCAGGGCAAGCTCGGCGCGGACTGGCAGCTTTCCATCGGCGCGGAAATGTCCGAGGCCGAGCGCGTGCGCGAAGGATCGCGCACCGTGAACGGGCGCACGATCAAGGCGCCGTTCATCCTTGCCACGAAAACCACACTCCGAGAGGTCAGCGTCGTCGCCGTGGGCGCGGACCGCTCCACCAACATGCACGTCGCGGCGGCTTTCACACCAACCCCGAACCTCCAGATAAAAATGGAAGAGAAAGACACGAAGCAGGTCGAGGCCGCCGCCCCGACCAATCCCGCGCCGGCGCCCGCCCCCGAGGCGAAGCCCGCCGCGGCCGACATCGAGGCCGCCGCCGCCGCCGCCGTCAAGGCGGAGCGCGAGCGCGTCTCCGCGATCTCCGCCGCCTGCGGCGGGGAGTTCCCCGAGATCCAGGCCCAGGCCGTCGCCGAGGGCTGGACGATCGAGGCGACCAACGCCGCGCTCGTCTCCGCGCTGCGCAAGCGCGGCCCCGCGCCCGCGCCCTCCGTGATCGTCAAGGCCGAGGCCCCGACCGAGAAGGTGCTCGCCGCCGCGCTCGCCATCACCGCGGGCCTCGACGAGGCCGACCTCGCGAAGGGCGGCTCCGAGGCCGAGAAGGCCGTCGAGGCCGCCGCGAAGTACGCCGGCATCGGCCTGCGCGACGTCGTCCGCGAGTGCGTCCGCGCCTCCGGCGTCACGCCCGGCGTCACGATGGACAACGAGACGATCCGCGCCGCGTTCTCCACCGTCGCGCTGCCCGGCATTCTCTCGGATGTCGCGAACAAGAAGCTGCTCGCCGCGTACAAGGCGCAGCCGATCATCGCCGAGAAGCTCTGCGCGAAGGCGGACCTCAACGACTTCAAGGTCGCGGACCGCTACCGCCTCACGGACGTCGGCGACCTCGAGCAGGTCGCGCCGGACGGCAAGATCAAGCACGGCTCGCTCGGCGAGGAGAAGGCCACGAACAAGCTCGAGACCTACGCCAAGATGTTCTCGCTCACCCGCCAGATGATCTACAACGACGATCTCGGCGCGTTCCTCCGCGTCCCCGCCTACATGGGCGGACGCGCCGCGCGCAAGGTCGACCAGCTGTTCTTCACCCGGCTCCAGGCGAACCCGACGCAGGCCGACGGCAAGGCGCTTTTCCACGCCGACCACGGCAACTACCTCACCGGCACGACCTCCGCGCTCCAGCTCTCCTCGCTCAAGAAGGCCGTCGAGACCTTCCGCAAGCAGAAGGACGCCGACAAGCAGCCGATCAACGTGATGCCGAAGTTCCTCGTGGTCCCCGCGGACCTCGAGATCGACGCCGAGGAGATCGTCAACGGCCTCCAGGTCGTCGTCGCCGGCGCCACCGACGTCGCCCGCCCCGCGTTCAACGCGCTCTCCCGCTACGGCCTCCAGGTCGTCGGCTCGCCGTACCTCGCGTCGGCGACCGGCTGGTACCTGTTCGCCGAGCCGGCCACGCTGCCCGCCTTCGAGATCGGCTACCTGCGCGGCAAGCGCGCGCCGACCGTCGAGCGCGGCAACGTCGACTTCGACGAGCTGGGGATCTCCTGGCGCGTCTACTTCGACGTGGGCGTCCGCGAGCAGGACACCCGCGGCATGGTCTTCGCGAAGGGCGCCAACTAGGCGCACGCGCCTCCCCCGCGCCGCGGCGGCCTAGCCTTCCGCGGCGCGGGCGGCGCGCCCCCGTTTCACACACACACCAAACAAGGAACATCCGAAATGTCCGCAAAATTCGTCCAGAACGCCGACACGATCGACTACACGCCCGAAGCGGCGGTGGCCGCCGGCGCCCTCGTCGACCTCGGCTTCGCCGTCGGCGTCGCCAAGCTCCCCATCGCGGCCGGCGCGCTCGGCGCGCTCGCCCTCGCCGGCGTCTTCGACGTCGACGTGACCGCGCTCGCCGCGGCCGTCCCCGTCGGCACCGCCGTGTACCTCGGCAAGGACGGCGCGCCGACCTTCGACGCGACGACCTCCGACGGCTCCGACGACGACTCGCTGCCCGACGCGCTCACCCGCATCGGCTACGTCGTCGCCGCCGGCGCGGCCGGCGACACGGCCGTCCGCGTCCGCCTCGGCTAGTCGCCGCAGGGAACGGAAGGGAACCCCGCCACGCCCGCCCGCCGATGAACGTGCTCGACGAAGGGACCGCGAGCCTCCGCGCCGACCTTGCCGGCGCGGCGGGCGAGCTCGTCTCGTACTCGCGCGCGGCGCGGGGGACGGACGCGGCGGTGGCGCTCCGGGACGTCCCCGCCGTCGTGGGCCGCACCGTCTTCTCGCAGGTCGCCGCGTCCGGCGCGACGATCCGCACGGAGACGCGCGACTTCATCTTCGGCGCGGACGCGCTCGGCGCGCTCGAGCCCCGGCGCGGCGACGTCGTGACGTGGCACGGGCGCGCCTTCGAGGTGCTGTCCGTCGGCGGCGAGCCGTGCTGGCGGTGGAGCGATCCGCTGCACCGGGCGCGGCGCGTCCACACGAAGCTCCAGGCGGGGGCCGCGCTATGACGAGCATCGCCGACCTCGCCGCGGGGATCTGCGCGTGCCTTCCGTCGCGCTACGGCGCGACCGTGGACTACGTGCTCGAGATCGAGCGCGTCGCGACCGAGGCTGCGGCGCGCCGCGTCGTCGTCGTCCCGGCGTCCGTCGAGGCCGACCCCGTCGCCCGCGTCGCGGGCGCCGAGCGCGTCGCGTTCGACGTGTGCGTCCTGAAGAAGGCGACCGACGCGGAGTTCCCGCTGCTCGTCGAGGACGTGCGCAAGATCGCGCGCATCCTCTCCGGCGCCTCCGTCGGCGGCGGCTTCGCCGTCGCCAGCGTCAAGACCGACCCGCTCTACCACCCCGAGCTCTGGCTCGAGCAGGGGCTGTTCGCCGGCTCCGCGCGCGTCGAGCTGATCGGCGTCACGCCGAACGAGCCGGACGCGGGCGACGACGACTGGGGCGACGAATCCTCCGGCGGCGACGAGTCGCCGGGCGGCGAAGGGGGCGAGCCGTGAGCCGGCGCGTCTCCAACGCCGCCTACTGGGACCGGCCGCTCGTGCGGGGCATCGGCCTCGCGCGGGCCGGCGGCGTCCTCGGCCCGCACGACGACGGCCTCCGCGGCAAGCGCTACTGGCGCAAGCTCTACGAGGAGGGCCGGATCTCGCTGCGGACCGCGAAGGCGGAGTACGCCGCCGAGTGCCGCGCCGCGCAGCGCTTCCTCCTCCAGCGCAAGGCGGAGAACGCCCTCGTCAGGAAGGAGGAGCGGATCCGCAACGCGAACGTGCGCGCGGAGCTGCGCGCCGGGCAGGTCGCCGACAAGATGCTGCGCGGCACCGCGCTCGGCATCCGCCTCGCCGCCGCGTACATCCGCAAGGCGGCGATGCTCTCGATCAAGGTGGACCCGAAGCCGGCGCCCGTCGGGCACCCGGTCCACTCGCGCCGCGGCCAGGCGAGGCGCGCGATCCGCTACGCCGTCGAGGCGCGCGACCTCGCCGCCGTCGTCGGCCCGATCGCGAGCGAGGTCGGCTTCGCGATGAACGCGCACGAGTTCGGCGGCGAGTACTACGGGCGGCACTACGTGCGCCGCTCCGTGATGGGCCCGGCCCTCGAGCGCTGCGCGCCGTACATCGCCGCGCACTTCCAGGCGACCGTGACGGCCGCCTCCTAGCACCCTTTCCCCACCCCTCCCAACACACCACCGAAAGGAACCACGAAAATGGCCTACAAACTCGGACTGGACTGCACCCTCACGGTGGATTCCGTCGAAATCGAGAACGCGAAGGACGTCACCCTCAACATCGAGGCGGGCGACGCCGACGTCACCACGCGCGCCGCCCAGGGCTGGCGGATGCACATGGCGACCCTCATGGACGCATCCATCGAGTTCGAGCTGCTCACCGGCGGCGCGGACGGCACCAAGCTCGCGACGCTCTTCAACTCCGGCGCCGCGGTCGACGTCGTGGTCGGCGGCGGCAACGTCTCCTTCACCGCGAAGATGGTCGTCACCAACTTCGGCGGCTCGCAGCCCCTCGAGGACGCCGAGAGCGTCTCCGTGACGCTGCGCCCGGCGCCCGTGACGAGCTCCTCGGACGCGCCAGAACTGGACGTGACCGGCGGCTCCGGCTCGTAAGCTTCACCCCTCGAAAGGAAACCCGAAAATGGCAAAGTACAAGCTCGGTCTGGACTGCGTGCTCACCGTCGGCGGCTCGCAGATCAAGGACGCGAAGGACGTCACGCTCAACATCGAGCGCGGCGACGCCGACGTCACCACGCGCAACTCGAACGGCTGGCGCGCCCACCTGGGCACGCTCAAGGACGCGAGCATCGAGTTCAACATCCTCACGGGCGGCGACTCGTTCGCCGGCCTCCTGTCGATGTTCACGGGGCGCACCGCCGCCTCCGTGGCCGTCTCCGGCGGCAACCTCTCGTTCTCCGCGACGATGGTCATCACGAACTTCGGCGTCTCGCAGCCCCTGGAGGACGGCGAGGGCGTCGCGGTGACGCTGCGCCCGTCGCTCGGCTCGACGCCGTCGTTCTCCTGCGCGACCGCCTCCAACTCGTAGGCGCCGCGCCCGGCGCGCCCGTCCGCCGCGAGGCGGGCGGCGCGCGCCGTCCCGCACCCCGCAACCGAAACGCCCCGCATAGGTTTCTCCCGCCATGCCCCGCTCCTACACCGACAACGCCGGCCACCGCTGGCAGATCTCCGTCACCGTATCCACCATCCGCCGCGTCCGCGACGAAGCGGGCGTCGACCTCGCCGCCGCGGGCCGCACCGCCCCCGGCGGCGAGAGTGTCCTCGAGAGGCTCGCCACCGACCCCGTCCTGCTCGCCGACGTGCTCTACGCGATCGTGCGCCCGGAGGCGGAGGCGCGCGAGGTCACGCCCGAGAAGTTCGGCGAGGCGCTCGCCGGCGACGCCGTCGAGGCGGCCGCCGACGCGCTCGTCGAGGAGATCGTGGATTTTTTCCCGACCCCGGTCCGCGCAAGGTGGCGCCGCGCGATGGACCTGGCGAAGGAGGCGCGGAGCCGGAACGAGGCGGAGGTCGACGCGGAGCTCGCGCGGATGGCGGGCGAGGAGGGGCCGGCGGCGACGCCGAGCCCTTCGACGCCGTCCGCGCCGCCTGCCGCCTCGCCGGCGCCGTCGGCGTAGACCCGGGCCCGCGCACCCTCCGCGAGCTCGTCTGGATGGCGGAGGGGCGCGAGGAGCGCGAATGGGCGCGGACCTCCGCCCTCCTGGCGCTCGTCGCGAACGTGAACCGCGACAGGAAGCAGCGGCCCCAGCCGTACACGCCGGACGAATTCAACCCCTACTCGACAAGGAACAGGAACCGCAGGAAAGGAAGCGACGCCGTGAAGCTCACGAAGGAACAGTCGGTCAAGGCCGTCGCGGACGTGTTCCGCGGGATGGCCGGCGCAAGCCGGAGGGAGGCGCGCCGTGCCGAGTAGCGCCCGCGACATCCGCGCCGGCGGCGCGTTCGTCGAGATCACCGCCCGCGACGGCGCCTTCATGAAGGGCCTCGGCGCGGCGCAGGGCAGGCTCCGCTCCTTCGCCGCGTCGTGCCAGAGCATCGGCTCGTCGCTGCTCGCCGTCTCCGCCGGGATGGTCGCGCCGTTCGGCCTCGCCGCCTCCGCGTTCGGTTCGTTCGACGACGCGATGCGCAGCGTGCAGGCCGTCACCGGCTCGACCGGCGCGGAGTTCGACGCCCTCTCCGCGAAGGCGCGCGAGCTCGGCGCCTCGACGAGCTACACCGCGAAGGAGGCGGCCGACGCGATGGCCGCCCTCGGCCGCTCCGGCTTCAAGTCCGGCGCGATCGACGACGCGATCTCGTCCGTCCTCTCGCTCGCCCGCGCGACCGGCACCGATCTCGCGCGCAGCGCCGACATCGTCTCGAACGCGCTCAATATGTTCGGTCTTTCCGCCGAAAAGGCGGGCGACGCCGCCGACGTCCTCGTCGCGACCGCGAACAACTCCGCGCAGACGCTCGACGACCTCTTCGAGGCGCTGAAGATGGTCGGCCCGCAGGCGAAGGCCGCGGGCTACGACATCCGCGAGACGAGCGCCGCGCTCGGCATCCTCGCCAACGTCGGAATCAAGGGCTCGATGGCCGGCAACGCCGTCAAGCGCGCGTTGCAGCAGTTCGCGGACCCCGCCACGCAGGGCAAGCTCGCCGCGATCGGCGTCGCCGTGAAGGACGCGGAGGGCAACCTCCGCGCCCTGCCGGACATCTTCCGCGACCTCGCCGTCGCGATGAACGGACTCCCGACCGCCGACAAGCTCGCGCTCGCGAAGGACATCTTCGACGTGCGCGCCTCCGGCGCCGGCCTCGCCCTCGCCGCGAACGCCGAGCAGCTCGACGCGTTCCTCGCGAAGCTGCGCGACGTGACGGGCGCCGCGTCCGACACCGCGACCTCGATGGACGCCGGGCTCGGCGGCTCGCTCCGCATCCTCAAGAGCGCCGTCGAGGCCGTGCAGCTCGCGCTCGGCAAGGCGATCGAGGGCCCGCTCAAGGAGTGGGTCGACTGGGCGAAGGACGGCGCGACCTCGCTTGCGGCGTGGATCGAGCGGCACCAGAAGCTCGCGACCGCCATCGGTGCTGTCGCTGTAAGTTTCGCCGGCTTTACCGTCGGAGTGAAGGTGCTTGGATGGGTTTCTGGTGCGCTTTCCACGACCGTGCTGCTCTTCAAGAAGCTTGCGACGGTGGTCGCGCTCGGCACGACGAAGATCGTCGGGATGAACGCCGCGACGAAGGCGTTTGCGCTTTCGCTGAAGGGGCTTGCGACCGCGCAGGCGTCGTTTACCGCAATCCAGTCAGCCTGCACCGTGACGAAAATCGCGATGGTTAGCTCGTTCGCCGCGATTGCGGCGGCCGGAGTCGGGCTGCTCTACATTCTCGACAACCTGGCGACGCACACGGCAAAGGTTTCGGATGAGGCGAAGAAGGCCCGTGAGGCGGGCGACGCGCAGCGTGCCGAGGATCGCGAGCGTCTCGCCCGGCTGGACGATCTATCGAAGAAGCAGGCCCTTACCGCGGACGAGCACAAGGAGGCTATCGCGCTTGTCGGCGAGCTCAGCAAGCGCTACAAGAATCTCGGCATTTCCGTCGACTCCGCGACCGGCGCGATCTCCGGGCTCTCCGAAGCGCAGAAGAGAATCAACGCCTTGATGGAACAGGCGGAAAGGAAAGAACTTCAGAAGGAAATCGCGACGGCGAAGCGCGGAATGCGCGAAATTTCGTTGCAGCTGAAGGATGAAACTGCGGCGACGAAACTGTCCGCGTATGGAATCCTTCATACAGCGGTTGGTTTTTACAAGTCAGGCGGAAACATCGACGCAGCGGACGACAAGATCGACGATCTCGCCGACAAATACAAGGAGTTGGGGCTTGAAGCGCAAGCCGCGCAGATGCGGCTGGACGCCCTCGACGCCCGCATGGGCGCGAAGAACGGGCCCGGAAGCCCGACTGCCCGTCTCGCGGAGACGGGCGCCGTCATCGACGCCACGCACAAGCTCGCGGAGCTCGAGGAGGAGGCGCGCCGCGACGCGCTGACCGGGACCGAGAAGGAGATCGACGCCATTCGCCGCAAGCGCGAGGAGTACGATGCGCTCGTGCGGACGATGCTCGAGTTCGAGCAGTCGCAGCCCGAGGCCGTCCGCGACGCGGAGAAGATCGCCGCGCTCACCGCGAAGCTGCGCGAGAGCGCCGCCCGTTCGCTCGCCGCCGAGTTCGGCGCGCAGGCGAAGGCGGCCGACGCCGTGCGCGGCGCGATCAGGAGCGCCGCGGACGAGTACGCCGCCGAGCGGGCGCAGCGCGAGGACGACCGCGCGCTCGACGTCCTCTCGCGCTCCGACCCCGCGGCCTACGCCGCCGAGGTCCAGCGCCGGCTCTCCGTCGCGCAGGGCGCGGCCGCGGCCGCGTTCGGCCGCTACAACGGCGCGGCCGACGCCGCGCTCGAGGACGGACGCCTCACCGACGCCGAGAAGGCGTCGCTCGAGGCGCTGCTCGACGCCTACCGCGCCGCCGAGGAGCAGGTCGACCGCTTCGCCGAGCGCCTCGAGCGCGCCGGCGAGGGGGCCGAGAGGGCCGACTCCGCCACGCGCACGGGCGCCGTCGGCTCGTTCTACGCCGCGCAGGCCGCGGCGATGGCGCAGGGCTTCGAGGCGAGGATCGCCGCCGCCTCCGAGCTCGCCGTGAAGTGGCAGAAGAAGATCTACGACTTCCTCGAGAAAGGCGGCGCGGAGATCCAGTTCGGATAGGAGGACGCGATGCCGATAACGGTCCAGGAGCTTTTCGCCGATGCGCAGCAGGAGCACAACGCCGAGGGAGGGCGCGTCTCCGCCTCGCGCATCTACCTTGTGTCAGGCGCGACGGACGAGAAGGAAGCGTGTCTCAACGCCCTTCAGACGGCGAAGGATTCGCCGCCGGACGACAGCTGGACGCCGGACGGCGTCGAGATCGACGAGCGTCTCGACGAAAACAAGTGGCGCGTGCGCGTCTCGTTCGCGCCGACCGGCGGCTCGGACGAGACGAGCCTCGACGAGGATCCGAACGACTACACCTTCGATACCGGCAGCGGCACCCTGCACCGCGACGTCGCCCTGGAGCACGTCGCCACCTACCCCGCCACGGCCGCCTCCTTCGACGGCGCAATCGGCGTGGACGGCGAAGGCAACGTCCTCGGCTGCGACGTCGTGATGCCGCAGCCGGGCTTCACCGAGACCGTGACGCTCTCGAAGGGCCGGTTCAACAGCGCCTACAAGCGCCGCCTCATCTACCTCACAGGAAAGGTGAACGACGCCCCATTCCGCGGCTTCGAGCGCGGCGAGGTGCGCTTCGACGGCGCGAGCGCCAGCAAGAACGGCGAGGACTGGCGCGTTACCTACAAGTACTCCGTTTCCGAGAACAAGACGAACCTCGTCGTCGGCGGCGACGGCTCGGACGAGAATCCCGGCATCACGATCGACGAGAAGCTTGGCTGGGACTATCTCTGGTTCCGCTACGCGGAGGCCGAGGTGAAGAACGGCTCTAGCACCGTCGTCGCCGTCGTTCGCAAACCGGTTTCAGCGCACGTCGAGCGCGTCTACGAGTTCGCTGATTTCAGCGAGATCAAGAGCGAGGAGGACTAGAGATGGCCGACGCGCAGCCGGGACAGCCGTTCCGAGTCAGAGCTTCCGAGTGGAACGCGATGCGCGCGGCCGCTCGCGCGCTCTCGCCGCGATCGGGCGGCGACGGCTCCGCGCTCGGTCTCGAGCCGGGCGTGTGCCTTGTGAAGAACGATTCCGGCGTAGACCTGCCTCGCTTTGCGGTCGTCGGGCTCTCGGGCCTCGTCTGCAATCCCGGCTCCGCCGCGCTCGGACGCTCGGACGCTCCAGCAATCAAATGCAGTCCGGTGACGGATCCAGCTGCGCCGTTCGCCATCCTGCTCGAACCTGTCGAGAAGGACGGTTTCGGACTCGCACGACATTCCGGGATCGTTATCTGCCGAATCAAGGCGCGTCCGTCGAGCGGCAGTCGATACTACTACGCCGAGCCGAGACAAGGCGAAACGTGGCTCTGCCAGTCGCAAGGAGGCCCGGTCGACGTAATCGCCGCGCAGTCGAGAACAGGTGCGGACGAGAACGGCCTCGTGTGGGCCTGCCTCCTGCTCGGCTGGAAGTCGAGCGGTGACGACGTATTCAAGGCGGTTGTTGCCTCGACACAGGACGCCGTCGCGGCCGACGGGCTCTACACAGTCGGCTTGAGTGGAGCCGGTCTCGACTCGTCCGGCACCACAACGAACGTCACGCTCGCGCTTACCGACGTGTGCCAGGGCGCAAGACTTCCAGAAAACACGACTCTGCTCGCGCACCGTCTCGCGGTGCGGAGCATTCCAGACGGAGGCGACTAGAATGACGACGCCTGGCGGAACTTGGGACTGGATGGTCGCGTCCGCGCGGCTGAACGGGTACTCGTACTACGGCAACAACTCGACGCGGATCTGGTACAACGAGACGCGCCACCTCTGGGCGTTCTACCACACCGGCCTCTCGAAGTGGATCGTCTCGAAGGAACTCGTCCCGTCGCTCGAGGTTTCGGACGGTGTCGTTCTTAAGGCCGTCCCGAACTTCTTCTACGACGGCGAGGTCGCATTCTCCGGCGCGAAACCGGACGGCTCTTCGCCTCACGTCCTCTTCTATTGCGCCTCGCGAACCGAGTATGTCTACAGGACAGGCACGAGCATCGCAGAGCCGGTGAGCTACAAGGATTTGGACGGCTCAACGAACCTAGGAGACGCCTGGTATGGATACAGCGGAAGCCTTTATCTAGGGATGTCCGCGAATCTGGAACCGAAAGGAACACAGACGGGCGGAAACCTTACGTTGACGAGCAAGTGGCCGAGATGGGAGCGCAGGAGCGGCGACAGCATCATCGGGAATTCCGTAAGCTCCGCGCACTACATCCCAAACCATCCGCTCGGCGTCTACGAGGCGGTCGACCAGACAGCCGACGGCGAGAACGAGGTGGCTGACGTCGTCATCGGCATCCCGGCGTGGAAAGACGAGCGCGGAAACCTCTACGAGAGGACTCTCGACAAGGACGCGAATGGAAACTTCCGCTACGGCACGATTTCGTACAACCGAGCGGTCTCCGCCTGGACGCCGGACGGTGCCGCCTGGCCGCGCGGATCTGAACCGAGCAGAAACTCGTCCGTCGAATTCAAGGACGAAAACGACGAAACGGTTCTGACGCTTTCCTTCGCCGGACTTTCACCCGGTCTATTTACGACGGATCGCTACTTCGCGGAGGCGTGCGTATGGCGGTGGTAGCCGACGTACCGCAGAGCTGGTCCGACGTAGACCTCGAGCACGCGCTCCCGTCCGACCCGCGTCCGTGGAGCGCGCTGCTCTCGGCCCTCGCCGAGCGCTGCGCCGCCGCGTGCGTCAAGTTCCCGTCCGAGCTTCACGGGATGATCGCGCCAGATGCGTATGCGTGCTACGTCGTCCGAAGCAAGATCCGCGCACTCGCGTCGGAGTCCTTCGTCACGCTCGACCATCCGCGCGCGAACGGTATCGGATGGAACTACGACGCGGACTGCTGGAGCACGTTCCCGCGAAACGTCTGGCCTTCGATCGGCTATGTGGACGACGCGATCTACCCGGTCGGCCCGGCCGTCGTGCTCGCCGGGCATCCAATGGTTCCTCCGGCTCCGCACGCGCCGGAGAAAGATCTCGACGCCTCAGTCTATCGTGCATTCCTCTTAGACTGTGCCTATTGGCTTGACAAGTGCCGCTATGTCGATGCGAGCGACTATGCGGAGACGCGAAGACAGCACTACAATAGCCCATACCCCGAATACGGGATGGATACGTATGCCGAATCACTCGCCGCGCTCGTTGCTGGAACGCAACCAGTCGATGAGCGAGGATGCTCCTCTATCTCCGCGCTCTACAGATGGAACAACAGTGCGGCCTATCAGCCTGTGTGGTTTGCGACGAGCTCCGGCTACGAACTCTATGCCGTGAATCGTTCAGCGCTACCATCCGTCGCGCTTCTTTTGTTCTCGTTCCACATCGGCGGCTATCATCGAGACTATCCGTTTCGGCAAATCCGGGAGCTTTCCGTATCGAATACGTTCCTTGACTATCTCGGCGGGGTCTACGCGAAAGACAACGTTGAAAGGGCGATCCAATCCTACTTGCACGGGTCCTCCTGGTGCGACTCCGATCTCGACGTCCGTACCATCTCTGGCGCGGTGCCGCACGTCGACAACCAGGGGCGCGTCGACGGAGCTGACTTTACGAACTGCGTCTACGCTCAGCACCTCGAGTCCCGCAGATGGGATGAACCAGGCTCGCGCTATGTCGTGCTTTCGAGCTCGGACAGGTCCGGAAGGTCGACGACGAGCGGCTCGTCCTCGAAGTACGCCTTCTACAATCTGTTCGACTCGTTCGGCTTTTGCGGCGCGCCCGGCCTGTCCGGCCATTCCGTCGACGTGCCGGGACACGGCCGCGAACTTCTCGCCGATCTGACGAGCACGCCGGCGCCGACGGTCGACGTCTCCGCGTTCCTTCCGTCCGGCGCCGACGATCTGGAAGCGGAGATCCGCGTATCCTGCCACCAAAACGTCGTCCTCGACTACCACGACGCCTACAAGTTCAAGCTCGCCGAGGAGGAATCCGAGTAATGCAGCTCATCGACCACCCCATCGTCGCGACCGGCGCGGCCGGAAGGCTAGCCGCTTCCGCGAACCCGAACATCCCCGTCGGGATGCTCGCCACGCTCCGCGCCCGCCTCGTCGACGCCTCAGGCGCCGCCGCGCCGCCGTCCGGGCTCGGCAACGTCGCATCCTGGCGCTTCGTCCTCGCCGAGGACTGGAACCCGGACACCACGCCGTGCTACCGCACGACGGACCTGACCTACGACCCAGCCACGGCGACCTGGACCATCCCGCTCGACGGCACGCGCACCGCGCAGGCGCTCGCCGCCCTCGGCCGCTCCGGCTCGATCGACATCGGCTGCGAGATCGCCGGGCTCGCCACGGACGGAACCTGGGACAAGCCGACCTACGTCCTCCAGTGGACGGCGAAGCTCCTCAACCGCCGCGACTCCGCCCTCACGCCGAACCCGGACACGACGCAGACGGACGCCACGCGCCTCGTCTCGCCCTCCGGTGCGAAGCACGTCAAGGTCACGAACGCCGGCGCGCTCGTCGACCAGGACGGCAACGCCGTCGGCGTGGACGTGGACCCGACGCTCGCCGTCGCGGGCGCCGCCGCGGACGCGAAGGCGACCGGCGACGCGCTCGCCGCGAAGGCCGAGGCCGCCGCACTGCGCTACGACCTCGCGACGCCAGACCAGACGCCAAGCGGCACGACCGTCGCCGTCACGCTCCAGGACCGCGCCGTCAACTCTGTGACGCTCGCTTCGACCGTCACCGCCGCGACCTTCACCTTCCCGGAGAAGGTCGCCGGCAAGGCGCGCGACTTCTTCCTGCGCCTCACGATCGAGGGCACGACCGTCCCGACGATCTACTTCGTCGAGGGAAGCGGCAACGCCGTCGAACCGACCGACACGAACGACCTCTTCGACGCGGACGACGACTCCTGGGCGGAGATCGAGCCCGGCGTCAACCTCATCATGTTCACCGAAACGCAGCAGCCGTCCTCGTAGCCATGTTCTCCGTCGCCGTCAAGCACCTCGCAACCACGGGCCGCTTCCTCGCGTCCCGCGTGCTCGGCGTCGCCGGCGGACGCTTCAAGCCCGTGCGCACGCACTACGACCTGCGCGTCCCCTACACGGTCCACCCGGAGAACGGAGGCGCCTCGACGGACGCCGTCGGCCTCTTCCCGTCCGGGAAGTACGACGCGCTCGCGACCGCCCCGACCTGGGCGCACCACCGCTTCGCCGGCTGGTACGAAACCGCCGCGACGCCGTCGACCTCCGCGCCAACCGGCACGGCGATCCTGCCCGGCGACTCCATCGTCTACGGGCGCACCGACGTCTACGCCCGCTGGCAGCTCCCGGCGACCGTCACCTTCGACGCGACGACGAACGGCGGCACGATGCCGAGCGGCTGGACCTCGCCCGACTACTACGTCGGGCAGGCATACGGCACGCTCCCCTCGCCGACGAAGACCGGCGAGGTCTTCCTCGGCTGGTTCACGAGCGGCGGCACGCGCGTCACGACCGCGAGCACGGTCGCGGCCGGCACGCTCACCGCGCGCTACGCAGCCGTCACCTACGCGACGAAGTGGGAGACGAACTGCACCTCGTCCTCGTACCTCAAGACGGGGATCTACTCCGCGACCGCGCGCAACTCGTCGAACCCGATCGTCGTCGACTGGGGCGACGGCACGTACGACGTGATCTACGGCAACATATCGCAGCTCGTCCACACCTACGCCTCGACCGGCACGCGCACCGTCCAGGTTTCCGACAACATCTCCTCGTTCGCGCTCTCGACGAGCAACACGACCTTCTGCCAGACGACGACGAGCAACTACTACAACGTCCGCCGCATCCTCGCCGTCTCGCCGAACGTCACGAGCATCCCGACCTACTTCGCCTACTACCTCTACAACCTCTACGAGGTCACCTTCGGCGGGAACGGCGAATCGCTCACGCTCAACTCCTACGCGTTCTACTACGCGATGCGCTCCGGGACGGCCGGCAAGATCGACCTCTCCGGGCGCAAATGCACGAGCATCCCGACCTACTTCGCCTACTACTGCTACTACCTCAAGACGTTCGTCTGGCCGTCCGGCTGTACGAGCGTCGGCAGTAACGCCTTCCGCTACTGCTGGTACTACTCCGGCAGCACCGGGACGGTGGCGATTCCGGAGGGCGTCACGAGCACCGGGACGTACGCGTTCGCGAACTGCGTCTACCTTACCGCGGTGACGCTTCCGACGACGCTCACGACGCTCGGCAACCAGACCTTCTACTACTGCTCGCGGCTCGCGACGATCACCGCGAACCGGACGACGGCGCCGACCGTCTCGTCGGCGACGTTCGGCAACGGCAACACCTACTACACCGGGCGCAACAGCTACTCCGCGGGGACGAACCGGCTCTACATCCCGAGCGGAGCGACGGGCTACGACGCGAGCTACTGGGCCGACCCGCTCTGCTCGTCGACGAAGTGCGGATTCACGAGGGCGACGCTATGACGAGGGCGGGACACCACACGATGATGGGCGGATCGGCGCCGATGCGCTGCGCCGTGTTCGACGGCGCCTCGTGCGCGCGCCGTTCCGTCGGCAACTGGACCACGGCCGCGCAGGGATCGCTCTCGATGGCGTGCTGGCTCTGGATTGCCGCGCTACCGTCCGCCGGCCCTGCGTCCGTGATGTCTCTCCAGATCAGCACGGCGGCGTCCGGCGCGCAGCTCGATCCGATCGTTTCAGCGACGCGCAAGTTCCGCTGCCTCTTTCAGAACGTCGCCGTGCTCGGTCCGACCGCGAACGAAGTCGGCGGCATCGGCGAGTGGCACCACTACGCCTTCTCCTACAACTATGCCTCTGCGTCCTTCGCCGGATTCGTCGATGGCGCGAAGCTCATAACCGCGACGCCGAACCGCTGGCTCAACTCCGGCGGCGAGCTCTTCGCAACGCTGGCTGCGAACGGCACGGGCGCCGGAAACTTCGTCAACGGCAAGGTCGCGAATGCAAACCTCTATCTGCGCGCGCTCTCCGACGCGGAGGTCGCCGCGCTCGCCGCCGGCGTCGGCGTCGTCCCGTCCGACGCCGACCACCAGTGGCTCTTCGCGAACGACGACTTCTCCGACTCCGGCGTCGCATCGGTGAAGTGGAACCTCGTCGCCTCCGGTACGGTGGCGTTTGAGAAGTTATCAACAGGGGGGGGGGTAAATGGCGCCTTCTTCGCCATCTTCTTCGTTCCGTCCGTCGCTCTTCCGAAAGGAGGGCGGCGTGATCTCGGCCGGGCATCACTCCGCGATGCGGAAATCCGGGCGCGTCCTGCCGCCCGGCTTTACGCCCGTCGAGTATCTGCAATCGTCTGGGACGCAGTACATCAACACCGGCGTGCTGCCGTCGGCGGGGATGGAGATCGGAGTGAAGTGTTCGGCGAGTTCCGTCTCGGCAAACGGATGGGACGGTGTGGTCGGTACTTGGATTGTGGACGAAAGCGACAAGTGCATTTCCGTCCGTTACAACAACATGACGAAAATCGCTCCGACCTATGCGGGCGCAGTTCGTTATGCCGGCGTAGGAGAGTGGATTGCGATTCAGTCTGGATCCGTTCTGGAGATTGTTCTCCGCGAAGGGTTTACGTCAATCAATGGAACGGAGTATACCTGGAACACTGTTCCTCTCACCGTGCCATCCTTTCCGTTCTTCTGCTTCGTCGAGAACCTCGGCGGCTCGCCTTGGAACGGCCGCTACCTCAAGGGCCGGATCTACTACCTCTGGATGCTGCGCAACGGGAAGCCCGTCTTCGACGCGATTCCCGTGCGCTCGGGCACGACCGGCTACCTCTACGACTTCGTCTCGAAGCGCGCGCTCGGCAACGCCGGCTCCGGCGCGTTCACCTACGGATCGGACATCGACTTCAATGGATAGCATCCTCCGCCTCGCCCTTGCGCTGCTCGCGCTCTGCGCGCCCGTCCGAAAGGAGGGCCGCGTGATCGCCGCGCACCACAGCCTGCTGCGCGTCGGCGGCGTGTCCTCGCTCGACTACGTGCAGGACGGGCTGTACTACCAGCTCGACGGCATCGAGAACGCTGGGCGCGGCGTCCACGACGCGAGCGCGTCCACCTGGTCCGACCTTACGGGCAACGGACGCGACGCGACGTTCATCAACGGAAAGGCGTGGAAGGACGACGCCTGCTACCTCGCCGGAGCGACGAGCGACCATATGGCGAAGATCCGCGGAGTCCCATCCTTTACGGCCTTTACACTCGAGATTGTGTTCAAAGGAGGAACGGCGGAATCATACGCGCGAATCTTTGATAACGAAGCATACTTTCAATGGGTGGAAAATAGAAGATTCGGAGCGCTTGTATACACATCTCGTTATCCGAACCATCCGGCGATTGAAATTTGCACGACGGTTGACAATGAATTCAGCCTCGTTCCTCCCTGCCACGGGATGTCCGCTCCCATGTCGCTCTCGATCTATCCGTCTGTGTCCGGCTCTACAATAACGGGTGCCAGCGCAAGCGCGAACGGACAATTCAAACAAACAGTCACATACTCGACCTCCGCGGGAACCGTTCCGCAATATATGGACGTTGCGAACAGATCGAGCACTCCTGATCGCGGAATGGATATGGACGTATATGCGATCCGCGTCTACAACCGCGTCCTTTCGGCCGCCGAAATTGCCGCGAACTACGCAATCGACAAAGCGAGGTTCAACCTGCCATGATCATCTACGCCAAATTGATTTCCGAAACCGCAATCGACCGCAACCCGCCGAAGTCCGCCACGATCGACGGCTCCTTCGCCTGCGGCACGCTCCCGCGCGAGTACCTCGCCACGCTCGGCTACTACCCGCTTGTCGAGACGCAGGCGCCGGACCCCGACGAGGGCTGCCACATCGAGCCGCGCTACGCGCTCGTCGGCGGCGAGGTCGTCCAGTCCTGGGCGCAGGTCGAGAATCCGCCGCCGCCGCCGCGCACGTTCTCGAAGATCCGGCTCAAGGGCGCGATCGCGGAGGCCGGCCTGCTCGCCGAGTTCAAGGCGATGTTGGAGCGGGTCGAGGTCAAGCCAGGCTACACGGCGGCGGAGGCGTTCGCGGACGCCGTGACGCTCGACGAGGCCCATCCCGATTTCAAGGACGCCGTCGAACTCGCGCAGAGCGAACTCGGGATTCCGCCCGAACTGGTCGAAAGGATCCTCGCCGCGAGCGTGGTCGGCTAAAAGGAGGCACGAATGCAGACAGAAACGCAGCTTCTCATCGTCGAGGGATACAAGGGCAAGGACGCAAACACGGTCTCCGCCGTTCTCGTCGCCGGCCTCACCTCAACGCTCGTCGTTCGCGCCATCGACGAGAACGGCGACCCCGCGCCGCCCGCGAACCTCGACAACATCGCCTCGTGGAAGTTCGTCCTCGCCGCGGACTGGGATCCCGCGACGGCGCCGTGCTACGCGACCGACTCCGTGACCTACGACGCCTCGACCGCCACCTGGACAATCGACCTCTACGGCTCCCGCACCGAGGCGATGGTCCAGGCGCTCGCAAAGTCCGCGTCGATCAAGATCGGCTGCGAGCTCGTCGGCCTCGCCTCCGGCGGAGACTGGGCGCACCCGGCCTACGTCCTCCAGTGGACGCAGACGATGCGCAACCGCCGCGACAGCGACGCCGCGCCGCCCTCCGACGCCACCGGAACGACGCAGGTCCAAAACCTGCGCGTCACGGGCTGCGTGCAGACCGCCAACGGTGCCGATGCGCTCGACCCGTCCGCCCGCTATCTCCTCGGCGACTGGTTCGCCCGCTTCGGCACCTTTGAGGTCGAGAGCCTCAAGGCGTCCGAGTTCCGCCTCTACGACGCCGGTGCGCACGCCTGGCGCACCGTCTCCATCTACAACGGCCAGCTCGTCGTTGGCGAACCCGAGGCTCAACAATGAAACGCATCCTCCTAGCCATCCTCGCGGCTGCAGCGCTCGACGCGCGCGCCGCCTACACGCCCGTCGTCTACCCGACCAACGCCCCGGCCGGCGAGGTGATCGCCCCGTTCCTCGCGACGAACATCGTCTCCGACCTCATCGCGGACGCCATCGCGACGAACGCGCCGGCGGGCGAGACGGCAGCGCTGCGCGCCGTCCTCTCCGACCTCTACGCGACGGTCCAGACGCTCCCCGGCACGGGCGAGTTCGACGAACTCGCCGAGGCGCTGCTCGAGGCGTCCTTCTCGAACTGCTGGACGCGAGCCGAGGAGTCGGCCGCCGCGCTCTCGAACGCGACCGCGCACGCGACGCTCGCAGCCGTCGTCGCCGGCATCTCGCCCGCGACGATCGGCGCGTTGCCGAAGCCGCGCGCCTCGTGGACGAATCTCGTCCGCACCGCGAACCCCGTCGTCGACCTCGCCTTCGAGCCGGACGAGTGGCAGGTGCAGTTCTCGACCACGAACGCGGCGCAGACGCTCGTCGTGGACTCGGCGAGCGTTCCGGCCGGTCCTGCGCGCCTCGTGCGCGTCTCCGGCTTCTCCGGCGTCTCCTGGCCGACGGGCGCGCGGATCCTCGGCGGAGACCCCGCCACGAACGCGACGGCTTCCGTCTGGGAGGTCGGCACGGCGTTCGGCACCATCTACGCGCGGAGGCTGTGGGACGAGCCGTGAAGCGCGCCCTCGCCATCCTCCTCCTGTCGCTCGCCGCGGTCCTCCGCGGCGAGGACGCCGTCCCCGCGCCGCTCTCGCCATACTGGGTCACGAACAGCGTCCTGCGCGCGACGACGAACGTCCCGCCCGCCGCCGTGTCGAACCTGCTCGCGACGCCGCTCGTTCCGACGGAGCGCGGCCTCGCGACCTACACCTGGCGCACGCCGCGCGCGGTGGCGCTCCCGGTCGCGCCGACGAGCGGCGTCGACGTCTGCTTCCTCCCGCTCGGCTACCACGAGACGGGCGCCGCCGTGACGAACGTCGCGCAGGGCGCCGAGATCCTCGTCTGCGCGCCGGACGTCGTGAAGGCGGTCGTCTGGCGCGCGCGCCGGCAGCTCGTGGCGGGCGCCGGCATCCCGGTGCTCGCGGACCACGCCGGCGCGCCGGTCGGCCGCGTGCGCCAGGTCTGGTTCGACGAAACGCGCGGCGGCTGCGCGCGCCTCGAGCTTGTGCCCGCCGGCGAGACGGCCGCCCGGACGCGCGGCTCGATCTCGCCGCGCCTGCTCCTGCTGCGCGCGTCCACCTCGGCGACGACGAACGGTTTCCCGGCCGACGCCTACGCGCTTCCGTGGCGCGTCGAGGAGATCTCGCTCGTCCGATCCCCGCTCCTTCCCGGAACCCGCTCCGTCGGCGGGCTCGTCCCGCTCGAACGGATGCCGGCCATCCCGACCGTTCCGCGAAAGGAACCCGAACAATGAAAGACTACGATCCCGACTGGCCGGAGCCCTGCGCCCGGCCCCGCCCCGCGAACCGCGCGCGCATCGCCTTCGGCGCCGCGCTCTGCTACGCCTTCGTCGTCGCCGCCTCGTGCCTCTGGCAGGGCTGCGCGACCGACCCCGCCACGGGCGAAGTCGCGATCCGCGTCCCGGCCGCCGCCGTAGACTTCGCGACGAACGCGATCCGCGAATACCTCGAATCCCGCGCCGCAACCGCCGAGGGAGCCGCCGACGCCGAATCCGGCGCCGGCGAATCTTCGGGCTCGACGGAAGCGGCGCCCTCTTCCGCGCCCGCGACGGCCTCCGCCGTCCTCGACTTCCGCTTCGGCGGCTTCAAGGGCGGCAAGGCGGTCGAGGACGCGCGCTGCCGGCTCTCCGGCCTCAAGGTCGGCGCCGACTCCCTCTCGTTCAAATGGGAAACGGGCATCCCCGGCGACTGGAAGCGCGAGACGCTCGAGAAGGGGCCGATGATCGTCGCCGCCGTGTTCTATCGCGAAGGCGACAAGTGGGTCGGCGGGAAGTTCGACTGGATCGACGAGAATCGCTCGTCGCGCTCGCTCGAGAACGTCCACGGCGGCTACGGCGGCTGGGACGCCGCCGCGTGGAAGGCGGCGAAGAAGCGCGCGTTCTGCGTCGTCTCCGCGGACGGGAAGCACCGCTCGAACCTGCTGGAGGACTAGCCGTGAGCGCCTGGACGAAATGGCGCGACAGGGCGCGCGCGAAGATCCTCGCCCTCCTCGGCATCGGCACGGCGTCCGCCTCTGGCGGCGCCTCGTCCGGCTCCTCCTCATCCTCCTCCGGCCGCGTCGCCTCTTGGGACGCCTGCACGCGCGCCTCGTGCTGGGGCGGCTCGAACGCCTCCGTCCGCGTGATGAACGCGCTCTCGCCGAAGATGCCGGAGGCCGTCTTCCGCGAGCGCGTCGCGTGGACGAAGGGCCGCGGCGCGAACACGATACACCTCTTCCTCGTGAACAAGGGTGACGGCGAGTACGCCGGCTACTCGCCCTGGGGCGTCGGCAAGGGCCCGTCGGCCGGCGCGACCGACGCGGACGTCGTGAAGCGGATGCTCGAGCGCATCGCCTACTGCCGCGCGCAGGGGCTCGCCGTCGTGATCTGGCTCCAGGCGGACGACTCCTCCGACTGGGCCCGCGCGCTCGCGTCGAACGCGGACCGCTGCGTCGCCCGCGTCGCCGAGGCCGGGATCCTCGCGTCCGCGTCGACCGTCGTCGCCGGTCTCGAGATGGACGAGTACTGGAACGCCACGCACGCCCGCGCGATCGTCGCCGCGATCCGCGCGTGCTACTCCGGCAAGGTCGGCACGCACCACACGGGCGGCAAGACGACGTTCGCCGCGCTCGGCGACATCCTCTTCTACCAGGTCGAGCCGGGCCGCAGCGCGGCGCAGATCAAGGCCGACACGGCCGCCGCGAAGAAGTGCGGCAAGCCGGTGAACTTCTTCGAGCTCGCGCGCGGGCCGGCGCGCGACCTCTGCGAGGCGGCGCTCTCCGCCGGCGCGTTCGGCGTGGGGAACTGGTAGGATGGACGCCTCCGCCTGGAACCGCTTCGACTTCGTCGGCGTGCTGCGCTACGCGCCCTACGCGTCGCGCCGCGGCCCGCTCGACGCGGAGTTCGCGCGCGTCGGCCTCGCCGGCCGCGCGACGGAGTTCTGGACGGCGGAGGACGTCTACGCGCGGAAGGGGATCGAATACTTTCCGCGCACCGAGTTCCTGAAGAAGCGGACGACGCTCGCCGTCCTCACGCTCTACCACCTGCGGATGGTCCGCGTGGCGCTCGCGCTCGGCGCGGAGCGCCTGCTCGTCGTCGAGGACGACGTCCGCTTCCGCGCGGACGCGGAGGAGGTCTGGCGCACGGTCGACGACCTCCCGGCCGACTTCGACATCGCGTTCCTCGACGCGTTCGCCGCGATGAAGGCGCGCGGCGTGCCCGGCTTCGCCGCCCGGATCGCCGCGAACCGCGCCTCCGCCCGCTGGGTCCGGCCCGAGACGCACCTGCTGCGCTCCTGCGCGTGCTACGCGCTCTCGCGCCGCGGCGCGGAGGCGTTCGTCGCGAAGCTCGAGGCCGCCGCGAACGGCGGCGAATCGCTGCGCGTCTGCGACCAGTTCCTCGGGCGCCTCGCCGCCGGCCCGGAGCTGCGCGCGTACCTGGCGCACCCGCTCGCGGCCGTGCAGGCGCTCTCGAACGAGAGCACGAGCGGGGCGGACGCCATCCGCGCCGGCTACGCCGCGCTCGGCGTCGACCGATCGCTCTACAGGCGCTACGAGGGGGACGAGCCGTGATGGACGTGCTCTACGTCGTCGGCCCGGACAGCGAGCACGAGAACCGCGAGCTGCGCTGGTCCCTGCGCTCGCTCGAGCGGTTCGGGCGCAACGTCGGCCGCGTCGTCGTCGCGGGCTACCCGCCCGGCTGGCTCGCGCCCTGCGTCGCGCGGCTTCCGGTCGAGCGGCGCGAGACGCGGAGCAAGTTCCGCAACATCTTCGACTGCGTCCTCGCCGCGATCGAGGACGGCGCCGTGCGCGGCGAGTTCCTCTACTCGAGCGACGACCACTTCCTCGCCGCGCCGTTCGACCTCGACGCGACGCCGTTCTACCTGCGCGCGCCGATCCTCCCGGATCTCGGCCGCCCGCACCGCGGCGAGCAGAAGTACCGCGCCCACCTCGAGAACACGCGCAACGCCCTGCTCGCGTGCGGCTACGGCGCCCGTGAGACGTGCGTTCACGCGAACACCCGCCTGCACGCCGCCGACGCCGCGGAGGCGCTGCGCGTCGCGGACGCCTCCGCGCGCCCGCGCCTCGGCGTCGAGACGACCTGCGTCTTCCAGAACGTGCGCGCCGCACGCGAGGCGCTGCCGTGGACCGTCGCGCGCGACGTGCGCAAGGGGCCCGGCTTCGATCCGGATGGCGCGCGCCGCCGCGGCATCTTCACCTGCTGCGACGAGAACTTCGACGAGCCGGCCTTCCTTCGCTTCATGGAGGCGGAGTTCGGCCGGCCGTCACGATACGAGAAAGGATGAACCGATGATAGACCCCGCCACCGTGCGCCGCACCGCGAAGATTGCCGCCTCGCTCGCGAAGGCCGTCCGCGACTACATCCGCGACGACCAGAAGGCGTCCTACCCGCTCCCGCGGCCCGTCACGTCCGTGATCAACTGCCCGCGAATGTCCGCCAGGCTCCCGGACGGCTTCGAGCATCTCGTCGCCGACGGCTCGCTCTTCGTGAAGAAGATGCCCGACGGCCGCATCCTGCTGCGCGCCGGCGCGTTCCCGCGCTCCGCGAACCTCTGGAACGGCCCCGACCTGCTGAAGAACAACGAGATCGCCTCGATGACCGGCTCGCTCTTCCACGACCTCGTCTGGGTCCATCACGAGGAGCTCGCCGCCGCGATCGGCTGCACCGAGCGCGAGGTGCTCAAGTTCGGCAACGACGCGTTCCCGCTCGTCTGGCGCTACGTCGACCCGTCCTGGAAGGGGCGCGTGAAGAGCTGGATCGCGTTCCAGGCCGTGAGCGCGGCCGCTCCGTGGTACCACCCGCTAAAGAAGGCGCTCGGCGCGATCGCGCTCGGCGCCCTGCTCGCCGGCGGCTGCGCCGGCTGCGCCGCGTTCCCCGAGGGCGGCGTCGACGAGCTCGACGGCGTCGACGTCGTCGAGGAGGTGATGCGCGACTACGGAGACGGCCTCGGGCCGGACCCGGCGCCCGCGCGGCCGTGAGAGCTTCGCCGCGGGGCGTCGAGGCGCGGTCGGGGAGAAGACGGCGCCGGAGCGAAACGCGGCACTTCTTGAAAGGAGAAAACCGAAAATGGACAACGAGGAGAAATCCGAAATCTACCAGATGAACGAGGCGGACGCGAACGACACGCTCGGCTCGCTCGAGAAGTCAGAGGTGCCGGGCGCGCTCAAGGAGGATCTGCGCAAGACGCTCAAGCGCTCGCTCGCCGCGACGAACGGCTACACGCCCGAGCAGAAGGTCGCCGCGATCGCGCAGAGCCTCTTCGACCTCACGCGGCTCTTCACGTACACCATCATCCACGACGCGAAGCGCAAGCCCGAGCGGTCGTGGAAGGACACCATCGTCGAGTGCAAGTGGGCGATCTGCGTCCTCGCCGCGATCGTCGCCGGACTTCTCATCCTGCGGCCGGAGATCGCGAACATCACCGCGGCCGCGATCCACGGGACGCCCGCGCCGTGAGCTCGCACGGACCCGAGCCGCTGCGCGTCTGGCTCGACGCGAAGGTGCGCGCCGAGATCGAGCGCAGGGCGCGCGTCGAGTCGCTGCCCGCGGCGCACGCCGCCGGAAAGCTGCTCGCCTTCGCGCTCGGCATCGTCTGGACGCGCCCGGCCTCGCTGCCGCTGCGCACGCGCTACGAGCCGCTGCGCGCGGCGAACGACAGGCACCCGAACAACGTCTACGTGCAGTGCTCGCCGGAGATGCGCGCGCGCCTCGAGAGCGGCGCCCGCGTGAACGGGCGCCCGATGCGCGCGTTCGCCTCCGAGCGGATCTACGCCGCGCTCGGCGTGCGGTGGATTCCGCCGACGATGGGCAAGCCCGTCGTCCGCACCGTCGAGGAGAAGAAGCGCCAGAACCGCGAGCAGGCGCGTCGCCACTACGCCAGACACCGCGACGAGATCAACGAGCGCCGGCGCGCCTGCAACCTCGGGCCCGAGGAGCGCGAGCGCCGGAACCGCCTCGCGCGCGAGCGTGCGGCGAAGCGCCGCCAGGCCGAGCTCGACGAGCTGCTTGCGCCTCGCCGTTGACGCGCGCCGGCGTCGAGTGGTAGACTCCATCGCGAACGGAACGCCGCGTGGTTGTGGCGTCTGTTCGGTTCGCGGCTCCGGCACCGCCTTGCTTCTCCGTGGGGCGGCGCCGGAGCCGCCTTTTCCGTCTCGAGACAAGGAGCGCCCCGGCCGGGGCGAAACTCCCGGCCGGGGCGCGGAGTGCCGTCGACGGAGGGGCGAGCGGCAGGCTGCGACACGATTCGCAACCGAGCGCGAGTCAACCATGTTCGCTCTGGATCCGTCAAGCGCGAACCGTCCGGCGCTTATCTTTCTTTCTGCTACCGACCAGAAAAGAAGAGTGAAAGAAAGGGTGCGTACTCAAGAAAGCGCCCCCTTCCTTTCACCTTTTTTTCTGCCTTTCTTTCTGGCGTGCGAATCTGCGCGGAACCCTCTGTTTATTAATAAAAATAAATATATTTTCTTTTTTCTTTCTATTCTTGTCTTTGTCTTTTTTTTGTTTGTGAATCGTGTGTGAGGACGCGCGCGCAGACGCGCGAAGAACGACGGCTGCCTATCCGAGCGCGAGCGCGGCGCGCTCCGCCGTGCGGATCGTCTCGCGCTCCATCGCCTCGCGCGTGTAGCGGTCGGTGACGCCTCCGCGCATCGAATGCCCAAGGACGGCTCGCGCCGCCTCGAGCCCGAACCAGGCGCGGACGCGCGTGCCGCACGCCGATCGCAGCTGGTACGGGCGCCACTCCGGGACGCTCTCGTCGGCGGCGTGCGTCTCCGCCGCGTGCTTCTGCACAGCCTTCGCGTAGTCGCAGACCGTCCACTCCGCGCCCGGCCGGCGGCGCGAGCCCTCCTTGCGCTGCCCGAGCGGCGTGCGGCGCGGCGTCGGGCTCGTCGCCCGCTGCGCCGCGAGGCGCTCCGCCTCGCATCGCGCCGGCGAGAAGAGCGGTGCGTCCGGCGGCGCGGAGAGGTACGGCGCGAGTACGCGCTGCGCGCGCGGCCCGAGGACGACCACGCGGAACTGCCCGCGCCACGCGTTCTTGTGCTTGCCCGGGCGGTAGAGCAGCAGCCGGCCGCGGCGCTCGAGGTCCGCGCCGCGCATCTGGACGAGCTCGCCCGTCCGCATCCCGGAGAGCTCCTGCACGGCGACCATCGCGCGGAGCGTCGGCGGCGCGCCGGCCATCGTGCGCTTCACGATCCAGTGCGGCACCGGCTCCGTCGGCGTCGACTCCCGCGCGCGGGTCCGGCCGCGCTTGAGCGCCTGCACGGCGACGAGCTCCTGCATCGTCGCGGCGGAGCAGAGCCGCGAGTCGTGGCACCAGCGCGCCCAGCAGCGCCAGATCGACATCGTGCGGTTGATCGTGCCGCGCGCGTAGCCCTCGGCGACCATCTCGTCGCGCGCGTCGAGGAGGTCGGGGCAGACGAGCCCGGCGAGCGGCCGCGGGCCGTAGAGGCGCGTGAGCCGGCGCAGCGCGGCCTCCGCGTCCTTCCCGCCGCGGCTCTGTGCGTAGTAGTCGCGCGCCGCGACGACGTAGCGGGCGACGGCCTGCTCGACCGTGCAGGCGCCGCTCGCGTTGCGCGGCGGCGCGGCTCCGTGCTCCGCCTCGGCGGCCTGGAGCATCCGCCATGCGCAGTCCTCCGCGATCTCGATCGGCACCGAATCGGGCAGCGCCGGCGCCTCTGGCGAGAGGCGCAGCGCGTGCGTGCGGCGCCGGTCCTCGCCGGGGAGCCGGACGGCCCAGCTCCACCGTCCGCGGTTGCTTCTGATCGTTCCTGGCAGGTTGTGTTTCATCGTGTGTGTTCTCCGTGTGTGTTGTGGTTGTTTCGGGGTCAAAGTGTGTTGCAAGTGTGTTGCACTTCTTTTTCGCCGGTTCCTCGCGCAACAAAGGAAGAGCCCGGAAAGCCTCTGTTTACTAGGCTTTCCGGGCTCTATGATTTGGAGCCAGCAAGAGGACTTGAACCCCCGACCCGCGCATTACGAACGGAGTTCGGCGGTGCGCGCGGAAAGACTAGTCGTCACGCGGTTATTGTGGGATCATCAATGTTTGCAGGGGTTTCGTGGTTTCGGACGAGAGGCGCCGTGGGATGCCGTGAAGCGCCCAGAAGCGCCGGATGAGGGGGTTTGTGTTGCGGTGTGTGCTGCGCGGTGCGCGGGAGGCGTTTGCGAGGTGCGGAATGCTGGCCTTTGCGGGTGTCTACGAATGCGGGGATGCGCGGGGCGTGGGTCGAGAGGTGCTAGTAGATTCTTTGGTAGGAGATGGAGTGCGGGCCGATGGAGAATCGGAGCGCGACGGCCGGGTGATGGACCGCTAGTTCGGCGCGGAGCGTGCGGGCGCGTTCGATCTCCTTCGACGAGAGCCGCGTCTCGTCCGCGAGGCGCAGAAGGGCGTCGAGCGTCTCCACGTCGGCGGCGGCCGCGTCGTGGCCGAGTATCACGCGAGCGTATTCGGTGTGGTCGATCTTCGCCTCGTGCGAGGTTGCGTCGAAGACGACGAAGAGGATGTAGAGCGCGCCGACCGCGAGCGCAAGGCCGAGGACGATGCCGAGAGGGTAGCGCACCGCGGCAGGAAGACGATGGAGCTTGCGCGCAGGCGCCGGCGGCGGCGTGGGAGGAAGCGGCGGCGGCGCAGGCGGGGCGTCCGGCATCGGGACGGCGACGAAGCGCGAGCCGCAGCCGGGGCATACGATCTCCTTGCCGAAGAGGTCGTCGGTCACGTCGAGTATCGCGTCGCAGTTGTCGCAGTGAACGTCCATCGCGAGGGGATTCTAGCGAAAGTTTTTGCGGTCGAATTGCGCGAAAGAGGGCAATATCTTCGGAAACACCGCTTCAACACAATATAAAAATTATTTTCAATAAATATCACTTTTTGCTTGCGGAGGTGTCTACACCGTGGTATTCTAGGCGCCGTTGGAGCGACACAAGGGGCGCGCTCCGATGCGAAACCACCCACGGCCCCGAACACACAACCAACCAACGGAGTCAGAGATGCCGAACGAAGGCAAGTGCGACAAGCGCCTGATCCACCTGCGCGTGGATTTGGAGACCTGCCGCGCGGTCGAGAAAAAGTACGGGCAGCCGGAAGACGACGCGAGGAGCGTCGCGTTCATCCGCGCGCTCGAAGATGCAACGCGCCGCGTGGAGCTCACGAGCGAGGACTACGAGCTGATCCTCAAGGAGCAGCGCAGCAACGAGGCCGCGCGCAAGAACAAGCGCGAGGCCGGCCGGGCGAAGAGGAACGGGAGGGCCGCGCGATGAACGAGCTCGACCTGCACGTCTCCCCCACCCTCTACGCGCGTCTGCGTCGCGCAGCGAAGCAGGCGAAAATTTCCGTGAGCGAGTTCGCCCAGCGCGAGCTTGCGCGGGTGTCTACACCTCGCCGGCGTCGCGCGCCGCGAGTCGGCGTCGTTTCCAAGTAGGAGGTGTCTACACCTTTCGACGCATCACGCAGCCGCGCCGCTGCGTTTCAAAAAGGCGAGGTGTCTACACCTCCGGCGCAAGACGATTTCGCGAGGTGAAGGACGCGAATGAACAACACGAACGCAACCACAACCCAGAACGCAAAGGAACCAAAACCATGAAAGCAACCAACGCGACCAACTCCAAGAAACAGCAGAACGAAATCAAGCAGGCAGTCAACGCCTTTCGGGCGAAGATGAGCAGCGCGGCAGACGCGCTCTACGAAGCTTCGGTGATCTACGCGGACGCCGTGACGAAGTTCGGCGACGACGCCTGTAAGGCGTTCGACGAGGCGTATCCCGGCGTCACAAAGACGACGTGGGACAAGATGCGGCTCGTCGCGAAGGGAGCGCTCGTCCCGGAGGCTCTTCTGATTTCGGATCGTATCGCGGCGAGAATCGGATACATGCCGATCGACGAGCAGAAGAAAGTTCTCGGCGGCAAGAAGACAGTCCAGGTCGTGACGCCGCGCGGCAAGGTCGAGACGAAGGCGTTTCCGCGACTGACCGCGAAGGACGAGGATGCGGTGTTCTCGCAGTCCGGTAGGATTCGGACGGTCGCCGAGCAGCGCAAGTGGTACGCCGAGAAAGCGTCGACGACGCAGCCGCAGAGTCCGGCCTACGAAGTGCGCGGCAACATCCTGATCGTCTATCGCGCGACGAAGTTCGGCAAGGCGGAGCTTCTCGACATCGTGAGGAAGATGAAGTGAAGCCGTCCTACGACTTTCACCAGCGCGGTCCGTTCGTCCTCCCGGACACTCCGGGAGGGCGGCGGATCATCCGCCGCGCCATGCGCGAGAGAGACGATTTACGTTGGCCGGCTTCCACATCAGCAGGTTGGGTGGCACATGGAAGAATACCTGTGTTTGTCGGCTACACGATCTCGGGAGGACATAGGAAAGGATTTGCGGACGATGCTCTAAATCTGCATGTTCCGTATTCCCGAGTCAATGTTTTCGCGTCTACTGGAAACAACCCGCACACAAACGATGACGCGATACGCGCATGGCGCGAGTGGTCTGACTGCTACGAAGCGGCGAACAATCCTCTCTTCCGTTTCACGAAAGAAGACAAGGCAACGAGCAAGACAATGCGCGTCGCCATCGAGCGTGAGCGCAACCTGGCCCCCGCTCGCATCAACGACGCGAGACTCGATCAGTTCCGCGCCGTCAATCCGCAGGCGCTGCTGTTGATTCTTTGTCGTTTGTCCTACGGCCTCGCGGATCACAATGTTGTCGTAAAAGCGTTTCCGTATTTGCGATGCTGGAGTCGCCCGAAGCGTGCGCGGCTCTTCAAAAAGTTGGTCGACCAGGATTCAGAAGCCTCTGAATGGCTCCAAGAATTGGAGACCCACAAATACTGGATCGTCGAGATCGATGATAATCCTCGAATCCGGCAGAGCTCGTCAGTGTTTCGGTTCGTTTCAGACAAGATCCGATGGCTGCTATCTCCCGCCGGACTCGATGCGGTGCGTGCGGACGTCGAGAAACTTCCGCGAATCAGCGTCAAGAAATCCAACAGAGGCAAGCGCGCGCCTTCGCGCCGTTCGCAGCTCCTCGCCCTCGGCATCGTCGCCTAGATCGTCCACACGATGAACGCAACTTCCTTCAACCTCCCTCCCGTCGACGGCTACGGTTGCCGTGTCGCGCTTGCGTTCCGCGATGCGTCTTCGGATCGCGTGCCGGCGGCGGGAGGGATTCTTCTGCCCCTAGCCGGAAATGCTCTTGATGTCGCATCTCCAAGTCACAAACTTGGGCGCATTCTGGAGGGGGCTCCTTCTTCGGTCTCGGCGTCCGCGCGTTCGCTCGCGCGAAGGACGGACGCCGAGAGCCGTCCCCTAGCCGCGCCGTTCGCGACGGCGCGGATCCCGACCGCGGGGAGCAGCCAAACAACAGCGGGGCCGGACGGAGAGACGTCCTCGGCGCAAGTAGCCGCCGAGCAGACGCCGGAGCGCGCGAGCGCGACGGCGCGAGCGAATGCAGACTGGCGCGCGCCGACGGACGCGCGCCGTGCCGCAGGCGAAACCGGCCGCGCCGGCCGGCGAACGGGACAAGCGGCGCGACGCGAAGCACCTCCAGTCCGCGGATCAAGCGAAAGCACTCGTCTCGGATCGCCCGCGGATCGTAGCCACCGCCTAGCAGGGGGGGGGGGGGTATCCCTGCACGAACCGGACGGGAGGCCCTCTCACGCCTCCGTAGCGCGTGCCACGGCCGGCGCGCGGCGTCCGTTTCCCGCGACCGGCCGGACGCACGAGGACGCGCTTGCACCACGTCCTGCCTGGGAGCGGAACCGTGAACGCAGTGCGGGACGGTGACGGCGTGGAGAGACCGCAAAACCATTTCCGGCGGCGGGAGCCGCCGATGCAAGACCAGAACCGAACACACAACCACAACCACAGGGAAACACGATGAACAACGAAGACAAGAACCATGCGACGCCGGCTTTTTCGGCGGACGAGATGGCCGCGGTGCGCGGCTCGCTCGACACGCTGCTCAAGGACGCGCGCAGCGACCTCTC